TAGATGGTTACTTATAGAAATCATAAATTAAAAAATGGTTTAAAAGTATTATTTTCGGATATTCCTCATCGTAAAGATATAGGTATATATGTGATTTGTCGTATAGGTTCAAATTATGAAAAGAAAAAGTTAAATGGTATGGCGCATTTTTTAGAGCATATGTGTTTTAAGGGAACAGAAAATAGAAGTAAATTTGAAATAATTGATGATTTTTCAAAGATAGGAGCAACTTATAATGCCGCGACTAGCGATGATTATACATCTTATTATGCTATTTCTCATCATAAATATTGGAAATCTTTATTAGATATAATTTTAGATATTTACTTAAATTCAACTTTTCCAGAGAAGGAAATAAAAATAGAGAAAAAGGTAGTTGCCGAAGAAATGAGTATGTATGAATCAGATGAAGGGCATATAATTAGTAGAGCAGTATTAAAAGAGTTATATGGAGAACAGCCGGCAGGTCGTCCAATTTTAGGTAAACGAAAAAATATTCGTAGTTTTACAAGAAAGGATTTATTCAAATTTAAAGAAACTTATTATACACCAAATAATACTATAATAATGGTAATTGGCAATATTTCAAAAAATAAAAAAGATATTATGTCAAAGATTAAAAAAGAAGTTGTACATATACCAAGAAGTATAAATAATATATGTCCAATTGTTTATGATAAACAAAGGGGAATAAAAACCAAAATAATTAGTCGTGGTATTTCACAAACAACTTTAAATTTTGTATTTAGAGCAGGAAAAGCAGTAAACCCTCACACATTCAAATATGAATTATTAGCATGTATAATTGGTGGTAGTACAAATTCGCGATTATATAAATTATTGAGAGAAGATAAAGGAATATCTTATTATACATCAGCGCATTTACAATATTCTTGTAATCATGGTTATTTTACAATAGAAGTTGGTGTAGAAAATGATAAAGTTGTTGAAACAATTGCTGTAGTAATTGACATGATTTTAAACTTAAAAAAGGAGTTAATAACAGAAAATGAACTTAAAAATGCTAAAAAATTATTAAATACTCAAGAAGAACTAATGTTAGATACTCAAGATGATTATGCTAGTTACCTTCAAAGGTATTTAGTTTATGGGAAAAAAATTGAAAAATTGGGTGTTAGAAGAGAAAAAAGAAATAAAGTTACTCGTAGGCAAATATTAAATCTTTGTAAAAATTTATTTGTTAATAATAAATTTGTTTTTGTTGGTCTTGGACCACTTAGAAATACAAAGAAATTTAAGGTTGTATTAGATTTAAAGATTTAGTGATTTTCTATATTCTTTTTCTAAGTTAGAGTCATCCATATATTCAGAAAAATTTAAATTATTAGGTAATTTATCTTTATCAATAAATTCGTATAATAAAGTTTCTTTACCTTTTGAAAGTATATGAACTTTATTTAGTGTTCTTTGTGGAATAAATGATTTTAGAACTCTCCATACAGTATAAAACATAAATGGAGCATTAATAATAAACATTTTAGACATTGTTTCAGGATAATACTTATTTCCAATACAAATTATATTTTTAAGGTAAGTATATAATCCAGAATTAATAGAACTAATACTAATCCCCTTTAAATCAATAATTGAAATAGTCCGTTTTATTTTTCCTTCAATTGATAATTTTGGACATAGATTGGTGATCATAAATTCATTATTTTTTATATACATAGAAATTAATGTATGCATAGTTGTTGTTTCTAGAAGTTTTGGCATTGAACATACACCAGGGCATTCAACATGTACAGGATTACCCAGTTTATCAGTACATAACCAATATGATGGAAATAAATTTTTTATTTCTTTTATAGAATCAATCTTATAAAGATATTTACTTAATTCTATATTTCTCCATTTATTAATATCTTCAAACATGGTGAATACTTCAGCAAGTTTGAATTCTTTCGCTATTAATAAACGAATTAGATTAGTATCATCTAGAAATATTTCATTAATTTGATTTATTGAATATTTTTCAAAAATTAATTCTTTAAATTTTTCTAAATGATATTGCTTCTCTTTCTTACTTAGCATAAGTAGTAAATTTTTGAATTATACTGTAAATAATTAAAATCAATTTTATCAAATTATTTATGTCTGATCCATTTATCTACGATTTTATCAGTATTATAATCTTTCCAGGAAATTGTATCATTTGTTTGATTCATTTCTCCCTTATAAATTTTCATTCTACCATTTTTTTTTAAAATAGTAAATACACATTTACGATTATCTCTTATATTTACTTTAATTTTCCAAATTTGAGCATCTTCATCACGAATTTGTTTCAATGTATTATATCTATTTCTAATTAATAAAATGATAGAATTATTCCAATGAGAATTGGTATTGTCAATTTTCCAATTACCAACCCAATGTCTTACAGGATTGAAGTGTGCCTTATAGGTCCTCATTGCTCATTCAATATATATTTGAAATTAATTAAGTATTATCAATTTTAATTTAGTTATTTATTTATTTAATATTAAAATAATAATTATTTATAGAAGGTTATAATGTTACCAGATAATACAAAAATTAGTGATTTTACTTTGATTAAAATTCTTGGAACTGGTACTTTTTCTATTGTATATTTAGCTAAATATAATGAAAATGGTGTACTTTATGCATTAAAGAAGATTTCAAAAGATAAATATGGAGAAAATGTTGAACGAGAAGTAAAAGTTATGCAAAGATTAAAACATCCATTTATTGTTAGTGTAGAAGGATTTTTTGAAACAGATAATCATTTCTTCATTGTTACTGAATATATTGATGGTATGGAGTTATTTTATTTTTTAAAAGATATAAAAAAAGAAAAACCATATTTATTAAATAGAAATAATTATCAATTAACTAGATCAATTGCTTCTCAAATTATATTAGCACTTGAATTTATGCACAATAATGATTTTGTCCATTTAGATATTAAACCAGAAAATATTTTAATTAATAGATATGGATATGTAAAAATTGTTGATTTTGGATTTGCTCGTAAATTAAATACAAATGTAAAAAATGAATATGGTACTTTATATCGTACTGATAAGATTGAAGGAACAATTGAATATTTATCACCAGAAATGTTAAGAAAATATTATGGAAAATGTTCTGATATATGGGCTTTAGGAATATTAATTCTTGAAATATGTGCGAATATTCCATTATTTAATGGAATGGATAAGCAAACTATTTTAAGTACAATTAAAAGATGTAAAACAGACAAATTAATTTCAGCAAATTTACATACTACAATTAAAGATTTATTAGTAAATATTTTCAAATTTCCTCCTGATAGATATTCTATTAATAAAATCAAAAAACATTCATTTTTTAAAAATGTTGATTGGGTTAATGTTTTAATGAGAACCGAAAAATTATATGATTTTGAATTTCCTAAAACGAAAGATAATAGTGAAATTAAAGAAGAATATTTATTTAATCAATTAGTTTAGGGACTGAAAAATATAATTATTTAAATTTAAATTTAATCTTGTAATTCCAAAATCATTTTTTTAATTTGTTGATTAGTAAATTTTGTATCAATATTATGTAAAGTTAGTTTAATTGTTCTAGTCAAATCTCTAACTGTATTTTCATAATTGAATACATGCCAATTATTAAGATATCTTTTCATACAAGGCGTTTTTTTCGCTTCGTCTGTAAAGTTATAAATGAAATATGATATTAACTGTATTTGTTCTTGTCTAGTTAAAATAAGATTAAAACCTTTCATCCATTTATCCAGAATAATTTTCAATGGATTCTTTCTACCTTTAAACCATTTATAATCAACACAATAACCAGATAAGGCGGCACATACAAAACTTGGATACATATAGAGATGATTTCCTGTATAAGCAGCTCTAACACAAGGCATGTGATATAGTCCGATTTTACCTAGTGTATTTGAATATACATCAATTGATCTAAAGTGTTCATCACCTTTAGGAGGATCAATCGATAGTTTATAAATACGAGAACCTCTACGATTACCTTTAATCATATAATTTTTAGCAACTTGACAAGTAATCAAATGTGTTTCATTTTTATAGATGTTATTTTGCTTACATTGACAATGACGACAAGCATAAATCGGGGTATCTTCTTCAGTATAAGTAACAACTAGATTTTCAGTATCAATCATAATATCTTCTTCTAGAGAAGCATAAAATGATATAATACTTTCAGGTTCTTTTTTATTAAATAACTCAAATAGATTTTTTTGTAATTGTAATAAATAGTTATCTGAAGTACAAATATCAATATCAGAATTTTCATAATTTTCTTTCAAAAATTTTTCAAATTCATTTTTTGTATTACCACACCCTTCAAAATGTGCTAGACAAGCTGTCATACAAGAACCAGAAACCATTACTGCTCCACCCATCCAATCAAAATCTTTAAACATTCCTCTTGTAAAAATATTAAAATGATTCTTAAATTGCCCAAGATTATTAATTCTTCTATTTTTTCTTGAACTACCATATTCTTCTGGTAAAGTTGAAAAGGCTTCGCAACGTTTACGCATAATTGGAATAAATATATCCTGTTTTGCTAAATGTGTATTTATACTTTTATTAATTGTTTGCATTCTATTTATTTCATTTAATAGAGGTATATCCTCATCTGTAAAAATATAATGTGCAGACGGTTCTGTATAATTTTTGAAAGTATTTTTCGATACTTTAACACTTGAATTACATTCTTCTACATAATATGCATAAATTGCACACCAAATCGCAGAACTATCAACTATACCAATTAATTGAAAATCTTTTAAATCACGTAGAGCAAAAGAATAATGACGATGTGATTTGAATAATCTATCAATAATACAATTAATAAAAGATTGAATTTTCATACTATTTAGTTTTTCCTTTTCAAATTTATTATATAGAATTAATTGCTTCAAATTAACCAGTAATGTTTTAATTTGAATGTATTCTTGTCTTTTCGTAATGTATTTATTTTTTTTTATCATATCAACTCTAGCAACAAAATCACTAACATCTTCATTTTCTTTTCGTTCTATTTTATTATAATCTAAATAATAAATGTGATTGCGACCATCAATTAAGATTGTATTATTAGTAATTCCTGTTTCTTCTCTATTATAATCTCCTTGAATTGTTTCTAAACGTTCCATTATATGATTATCACTATCAATACATTCACGGATCGTATTAAAATTAAACTTTCTTGTATTAATATGTTTAAATCCATTCCCATGGGTTTCAAATATCAACTTATCTCCAGTAATATCAAAAATATTATTAAAAAGAATTTTTTTAATATTAATCAAATCAGTAATACTTGGTGGAGTCATAAAATAATCCTTTTGTCTAAGAATATTATTAATTTGATATAATTTTCGCGGAGTTCGCAATAATTTGTGATACATATCAAATAACTCTTTTCCTACAATAATAATCATCTTTGTTATAATACAAGAACAATTTTTAGGTGTATATTTCATTAATCGTTTATGAAATCCATATTTAATAAACGATAAATCATTTAATACAAAACTTGGAGGATTTTTTATATCAGCCAAAACAATTGTAATTAAATCATCAATTTCAATTATTTCTTCATATGTTTTGCTAATAAAAGTGCTATTATTCGGTGAAATAGATAAAAATTTGTTTTCTTTTGGATCATAATATGATTCAAAATCATTATCAGAATCAAGATCTGATTCCAAATCCATTGTTTCGTCAAAAAATTTATCTGATGTTATCATCATTTTTTCACAATTTAACATTAAGTATAGTATATTTAATTAAATGTCGTCATTTTCAATTTTAAAAATATTTATTATGACGAGGGACAACATATGTTAAGCGAAACCCAAATTTATGTTCATCACAATCACATAAATGATTAATAATTTCTTCTTCTTCAGTTTTAGACATTTCCTTAGACCATTTATAGTTATAAATAGATACTTCCGAATGTTTACATTTTTTATAAGAAACTTTATTAATAACTTTATTTAAATAAACCCATAATGGATTAGAAGAAATAGGTGTATAGTCTCTTTCTAATAAATAATCTACATTATCAAAGCATGTTGAACGTGCTTTTAGAAAAGAATTCATACAACCTTTTTTATAAACCATAATTCCTTGTCCTCCTTTTTTACGAAAAAAGCGAAACATTGGTATATCACTAAAACCATCACCTAAAACAATAAAACGACTATGGGGTATAGTATAATCACTTCCCATAATTTTTTTATCTCTATTTAATTTTCCACCTTTAGCAATTTCATACGCAATCTCTGTTTTGGAATAATCTTCTATAATAGAAATAATTTCAAGTTTAGTAAATTGTTTATCATTATGTTTTACTTTATTTTCAACAATTTCTGCTGAATATATTCCATCAATTGGATTCACTTGAATATTATGTTTTTCCATATATCCATGAATTGCTCCTTCTATTAATGTTTTTAATCCAACACTAACAATATAAACACAAATTTCAACACCTCGTTTTTGCCATTCTTCTTTTAAAGCAATAAAACATTCTAAGCAACCATTTGACATTTTAATATTTTTACCTAATTCATATAGTTGTGACAAAGTTAAACCTTCTAATGGAAATCCTTCCTGTGTATCATCAATTAATTGTTCTAACCAAGTAACACCATTTTGAATACGTGCTGTTTTGTCTTTTTGTAAAATTTCATCTCTCTTTACATGTAAAATTTTGAAAAAATCACCTGCTTCTTGAAATGAAAACTTAGGATTATATTTTCTAAAATGTTCTAAAACTTCTGGTTTATTATAAAATTCTTTATAATTATCAAGATAATGATTAATTAATGGAATTTGCTGATATTCCTCTGTTAGAGTCAAATCAAAATCAGCAAATATTGCTACTTTTATTTTTGACATTTTAATATTATTATATTTACTCTCTTGTATAGAATTTCAATTTTTATTTGTTTTTATAAATATATATAATGGATATACCGACAAAGTGTTTTGCGATAGTTATCGGTTCTGGACCAAATGGATTATATGCTTTATCAAAATTACAAGAAATTTATCCGAATGAAGAAGTATATGGTATTGATAAAGGTGAAGTTTTAAATAATTTTTATGATTATCCAAATGTTAGATTTCATTCTACCATAAAAGAATTAGGATTTGATAATTATAAATATTCTAAACACGAAGATGATTATAAACCCGATACTTTAGATATGATAGATTATTATTTATCGTTTAAAGAAGCAAAAAATCTTAAAATTTATGAAAATGTAGAAATGAAAAATATTTCTAAAAATACAGATAATTCTTATAATGTAACGGTTTTCGTTAATATTAGAGAAATTACTATTCATGCTAAAAATATTATTTTAGCAACTGGTCTTTATGAAAATCCGGTTTATCTTGGTATTCAAGGTGAAAAAACAAATCCTAAAATTAATCATTATTGCTATGATTATGATGATGTTGATGAAAATATTATTGTAGTTGGTTCTGGTAATTCTGCCGCAGATTATATAATTAAATCATTACCAAATAATAAAATTAATTGGATTATTAGAAATAGTGATAAAACTTTTCCAAGAATTGGTGATATTATTAGAGAAAAACTGGATTTTGTATTAAATAAATATTCTTCCAATTTAACAATCTATTATAACTCGATAATTATAGATTCATTTAGTGACAAATTATATTTTAAGAGTGATGATAATGAAAATTTAATAGAATTTGATAAATGTTATTTATTTACTGGATTTAAAATAAATGAAAAGTTTTATAAAAAAATGGGATTTCCATTTGTTAAAGGTTGTTTTAAATATACAAGATTTTCAATGGAAACTGATTTTCAAAATGTTTATGTATTTGGTGCATTATCTTGTCAATTTTGTCCTATTAAACAAAAAATTGAACATAAATTTTTAAAAGATAATGGTTTAACTACTATTCAAAAAATATTAAATAATATTCAATATCGTTATTATTAAAATTGAAATTAGTATACTTTAATAACTAACTTATTATAATGAATATTATTACAAATACTATTAATTCAATCGTTACTTGGTTTTATAATGAATTTATAGAACCAAATAATAATCTTCCCGGTGGTGGTATTATGGATGAACCTGTCGCTTTTGGTGAAGATGTAGACGAATATGAATATGATATCTATTTTGATTATTTTGGTGATCAACTTGTATAATTAAATTAACTATTTATTATCGGGACTGATAATTATGTTTATTAGAATTGCAATTTTTTAGCATTTTCAAATAAATCACTAAATTTTACATATGTAATACCAAGTCTTTCTTTATAGAAATCAAGTATTGATGTTCTATTATTACTTTTAGTTTTAAAAATGTGAAACTCATTAATAGCTTCCCATTCTTGATAAGCAACAATAACAATTTTAACATTTTTACCTGTAATCTCTTTGGCATCACTATATTTAATAGGAACTCCTAAAATTTTTTCACCAGCAGTTCCTGGAGTATAATAATTTCTAGTTTTAACTTCATATATATTTTTTGATGTTTCCCAATCTGGTCTTAAAGTTTTCTTATCTTTATCAATAAATTTACAATGATAAGCTTTTTCTTCATCAATTATTTCAATACAATATTTTACAAGAGTTTCTCCAAATAAAGTAGTCCATTGTTTTTTAGTTTTTATCTCTAGATCTAAATATTTTGCTGAAATATGGCTAGCAAGTTTTAATTCTAGTGTTTTACAACGACTAGCAAATGGATTTTTACTTTTTACTGTTTTTCTAGAAAGTTCAATCATTTTAGTAAAATAATGTCCATTAGATACCCAATCTATTAATAAAGGTTCTTCAAAAATATTATCCAATTTTGTATCTAAATGTTCTTTAAAATATTTCTCAATTTTGTCCATCAATTCTTCAGGTGATAATTCTTGAGTTTCCTCTTGAGTTTCCTCTTGAGTTTCCTCTTGAGTTTCCTCTTGAGTTTTTACTGATTCATTTTCTTTTTCAGCCTGATTTTTATGAACACCACAAAAGCCATTTTCTTTAGCAGGATTTTTACAATTTTTCCCATTAGATTTATAT